GTTTTACTGTTGTTGGAGTGTCATGCACATCAATTATCAATTATTTAATTGAGCACATGAATCAAACACAAAAGTGTAGCAGGTTGATGTCACTAGGTATTTCCAAATTGGAATCTACCCAGATTATCCGTCTACTAGACAGATGGTCTACTCACAACGGACAAGAATGGACCGTAGCTCGAATGAAAGAAGTCAAGCTAATGTACTTGCACAAATTGGCGGGAACTAAGTATAATCCCACCATTTGGATAAGTAAAGGTCCGGATGGAGTACCGAAAGGTCCTCTAAAAGCTTTATTTAAGATCTCTTCAACAAAGAAATTAAGCAAAGCTCTGACCGCGTTGTCAATTTACACCAACTTTGTGTCGGATGTTATTACTCCGACCCAATTAGAGAAGTTTTTCTCTTCAATGGAGTCAACTGACATTACAGGAATGAATGCTGAGCCACATGTGGTGTTTACATCACTTGTGAATCAGAGGAGTCCTCGGTTACCCAATACTTTCTTAGAGTATTGTGTTGGTAACACTCGAGCCCCTGGATCCGATGGGATCCATACCACTCCTGAGACAGATACTATGGGCGTATGGAAACATGCGTCCAAAAGTATGGCTGTCCGCGACATCGTCCAGGCACATTGGTCTACATTTGAACATGTAGTGCCTATGTTGCCTTTTCTTGCACAGTTTCCACGCAACTTCGGGAATCCTACCTTGCATACGCTTGGTAAGATCTCAGTGATCCAGGAACCTGGTTTTAAAGCCAGATTTGTGGCGAACCCTGATAGGGTTCTCCAGGCGGGTCTCGAACCTCTTAAGGATGACCTTGAAGACATCCTTCGGAAACTCGAAACTGATTGCACTCACGACCAAAAGTCGGGTGTTGTGCAAACCCAAAAGTGGCTAAAGGAGGGAAAGGAGGTTTACTGTGTAGACCTCTCTGACGCTACTAACCTCTTCCCATGGCATTTCCAGAAAAAGGTTCTGGAGACTTACCTAAAGGGAGAGGGCCACTCGTCCATGATTTCGATTATGGATAAGTGTGCCACTGGACCATGGTTTACCACCTTACGGGGTAAACCTGAAGTTGTAAAGTTCACTAGGGGCCAACCACTAGGGTTGGGACCTTCCTTTCATACTTTTGCTTTGTCACATAATGTCCTGCTTGCAGGCATATGCAAAAAGCTCAAGTTGAAAGGCCTGCCTTTCCGAGTTATCGGCGATGACGTTGTCATTGCAGATAGCGATTTGCATCGCATCTACCGCAATTCGCTCAAGAACCTTGGTTGCAAAGTCTCTGAAAAGAAAACTTTCCAATCTAAGAAAATGGCAGAATTCGGAGGTTACACCATTT